TCAACCCCAATGTGATGCACCTCCGAGCCGCACGCCCCAGTACATCAGCCACCGGCGCCACGCGGGCACACACGTCACCGCTGACGCTTCACGCAGCACTTTGTCGGCTAGCGCCCGCGGCACCGGCTGAGTCGTGTAAAGCCAGTCATGCACGACGGCCGCCTCGTTCGACGTCCCTCCTGTCAGCCAATACACGACCGGCAGCCTGGGCACCGACGCCAGGTCGGTGATGAATCCGCGCGGCACGATGAAAACTTCGTCGGCAACGTCGGATTGATACACGAGCGCCGCGGCGAGCCGCCACCGGCCATCATCGCAACCGGTGGCGTTCTCGATGACCAGACGCGTGAGGAACCGGCTCATTTCGCGGTCGGCTCCGACGCGCCCGTCGGGATGTCCGCAGGCCAGGCCGCGATCGCCGCGGTCAACAGAATCTGCGCGGACGTCACGCCCAGCACGATGCGGTCCTGATCCTGCGCGGACAGCGGCGACGCCTTCGCCACAGTGATGATCGCGGGAAGGCCCGCGCTCGCGAGCGTCTGAAGGTTGACGGCGTCGACAGTCGAGCCCGACGCACACACCGCATTCACGACCGGCTGCGCGTTGGAAAGCGCGTGAAGCGCCGTGTCGCTCATGCCGTTGACCTGCTGCAGCGATGCGAGCGCCACTTCGACAGGCGGGCACACGCGGGCGGCGACCTGCGCCGGCGTCGGTACCGTCTGGCCGGTCGTGGAACAGGCCGCGAGGACGAACGAAAGCATGGCCGCGCACGCGGCCAGAATGGCAAAACGCTTCATGGTGATTTCCTTACGGGGTGGTGAGCTTGACGGCGGCAGCCGCCGCGCTGGTGACTGCGGCCGAGATGCTGGAAGCGATGCCGCCGCCGGCGATGATCGGCGCGCTGGCGGAAACGCCCGTCTCGCCGAAGTCGAGGCTGAAGCCGTCGGGGGTGTTGCTGACGCGCACGGTGACGGTGCCGACGTCCTTGCTGCTCGAGACGGACGCCTCGCAGCAGATCAGCCGGCCGGTCGAGTCATAGAACGGCCGCACCTCATACCGAGCAGTGCCGGCACAGGCCGCCAGCGCCAGGCCAGCCGCACACGCGAGCGCGGCGCGGATCATTGCGGGGCAACTGCGGCCGCGCCCGCGAAACGCTTGTTCAGCGCATTGATCGCAAGGTGAGCGCTGGCGGCCAGCGCACCCGTGACCAGGGCCGACACGCTGTCGGGCACCGGGGCATGGAAGATCGCGGCCAGGGCCCAGCTCACGGCCGGCTCAAGGGTTGCAGCGCTGATGGTGATGCCGCCGGTAACTACGCTCGAAGTCTGGTTCATTTCGTCGTGTCCTTCTCGTGGTGGTGAATGATCTCGGTCGGCGTGAAGCGGTAGCCCTCGATCGCATACTTCTGCGCGACCCAAAGCGGGAACGGCATCGCGTGGATGCCCTCGTCCTTGCCGATGTGGTGGTCCCGGCACAGCAATAAGCCGTTGACGGTCATGTCATCGATGAACAGGTACGGATCAGCCGGCACCAGGTAGGTGACGTCGGGGTGAAGTGGCGTCTCGCCTGCGACAGTCATTTGCTGCGCGCCCTTGAGGAAACCATCCCAGTCGAATGCCTGGGCACGTGCACCCCATACACCGGCGCGGCAGTCTTCCGCAAAGCGCGACCAGTCGATCAGATTGGCGGTGCTGCGCTCGATCGGGCTGTGGTGCGCCTCGAGCGGATGCCCTGTGTCGTGATCGGTTCCGCCGCAGACGAAGCACCTGCCAGCCTCGCGCTCGATCAGCGCCTTGCGCGTGCGGGTGAATAACGCGGTGGTCGTGCGCGGAACGTGGCCAGGCAGCAGCACGTCGACGCTCAGGGTTTCTTTCTCTTCGTGGGTCTGGGTTACGTCGGACATATGCCCTCGGAAATAAAAAACCGCCCGAAGGCGGTCTCGTTGGTGCCGATGGCAGTTTGATCAGACGGGGGCCGGGGTGAAATCGACGTAGTACTTCTCGCCGACCTTGAACTGACCCAACAGGGATGGATTGTTGATATGAATTTTGAACTCGGCCGACGGCGAGTACTTCGCATAGGTGTTGTCCTCGTCACTCCCGTCTGCCGGGTAAGCCTTGGCTGCAACGGCGTTGAAGTGCAGAATCTCGCTGCTCTGGAATTGTTCGATCCGATTCAGTTGGACCTTGGCGCGCATGTTGGGCATCAGTGATGTTCCTTCTGGTGGTGAAAAAGCAAGAAGCCGCTCAAATGGCGGCGGTTACATGAGGCAGAGCTGTCGCTCTTGCTCGCGGCGCTGAACCAAGCCTGGCAGCACCTGCCCCTTGGAATAGACCCACTTGGGCAGTTCGTTGCAGGCCCCAACAGGATCGCCAGCATTGATCTTGCGCAGCATGGTGCTGCTCGCAAAATTGCCCGCGCCGGCGTTGTAGACGAAACTCGCGAGCGCAGCGCGGCGGGTCTCAGGCATCGGCACCTTGACCATGCGGTCGACAGTGGTGAGCGCAATGCCCAGATCGCCGCGCAGCAGCTCGTCGCACTGCGCCTGGCTCTTCACCTGCCCCACCCTCACGCCGGCCGTATGGCCGTAGCAAATCGTCGGAATGCCGACGGGATCGAGATAGGCCGAGAGCCGTGAGCCCTCGAACGCAGGCACAATCACGGCTGCGATCGCAATGGCGCCGCCCGCAGCCGCGGCGACGGCCCGCTTGATTAGCGGATTGGTCGTCTCGCTCATAGTCGATCCGGCCATTTGCCATGCATCAATGCCCACACTGCCCCCGCGAGCGCGACGAACGGCGTCAGGAATTTGGCAATTTTCCCGAGCACGCCCAGGAAACGGATGCCGCCCTGCATGATCTGAAAGACCTCGATCAGGCCCTTCATCGCCTCACCGGTCTCTTTGGTCTGCTCTGTGTTTGCGACCATTTCGGCCCGCATCGCGGCAAGATGCTGGGTCACGAAGGCGCGGAAATCGCTCTCGGACATTTCCATGATCTGTTCCTGATTCATGGTTCCCCGGAAATGAAAAAAGCCGCCCGAAGGCGGCGGTGGAATGCGTGGGTGGTAGCTGCCGGATTACGGCGCGACCTTATCGGCTGGCAGTGGCGTGTTACCCGCCGCGAGCCATCGCTTGAACTCTTCATAGTCGACGTTACCGTCGGCCATCGGAATGGTTGCGCCGTCCGAAAGGCGCGTGACGAAGCCCTCGGTGATGTAGAGCTGATACATGTTCAGAGCCTCGCAGTGATGACGAAAGCGGCGTTGTTAGCTGCACCTGCTGATCCAGACGCTACGGTTCCGGTAGCTGCCAGACGCAAACAGCGTGTTGAGTTGTAGTTGATGACAGGCGTGTTGCATTGAGTCAGGGAGAATGAAATCGACGGAACGGACGGGGCAACTCGCATTTCGACCGGATAGTCAATTCCGCAGGTTCCAACCGGAGCACTGACGGACCCCGCCCAACCGCTGATGAAGAGCGCTCCCACCGGCACGTTAAGCGCGTAGCGCTGACAGTCTTTGAGGTCGTCCGGATAGTTCTTGCGCGTGACGGCGGAAGCCACCGTGCCCTCCTCCAACTGCCACTCAGTGAACCAGAAATTCTTCGTCGTGACCGCGCCGCACGCGACCTGAACCTCGATCTCCAAGCCCTTCGAGCAATCGCCCAGAGCCTGAGTTGCCGTGACCACAGCGCCGGTCGCGCTCGCCACAGACGACGCCGAGCTGGTGCCGATCGTCGTCACCGCAGAGAAATCATCAGCGGTCGTGGTCGGCTTGCGGAACACCACCGTGTAATTGATGGCCGAGCCGACATCGTGCTGAACACCGATCTGAAACGTGCCGGTCTGGTTCTTGAATTTGACTGCGTCCGCCGCTTCCATTCGGTACCGCCAAGATACTTGGCCGGCGCCGGTCAGCGTGCAGCCAGCGAGTTTGGCCGCATACCCAGTTCGACCAACGGGCGCTGCCGTGTCTTGCGTCAGCGTGCCAGCGGTGATCGCACCGCCCGACGCCCACGCGGCAATCATCTCGACCGGACCGTACTGCGGCGACGTGGTAAGCGTCGGCACAGTCGACTGGATCGCGACCTGCGCGCCGCTGTTGAAGAGCTTGTTTCGAGACGACGCGGCCCCCGTCGAGCCGACACTGGATTGAAGCTGGGCAAGCTGCACCGCGTGCTGCGGCTGCGTCGCCGGAGCGACGGAAAACAATTGCGCTACGGCCCCGGCAAGCGCCGCGTAGCGCCCGTCCCCCGTTGCTTGGCTGATCTTCTGGGTGAGCGTCTCGGACAAGATAGGCGCGCCACTGTATTGCGTGATGTTCCCCGCGGTGATCGACGTCTGCCCGTTCGCGACCGTCACTACCCAGATCCCAGTCCACCCGGTGTCGGCCGCCGGCGTAACCTGCGTGCCCGTCGTCGCGGCGATGCCCGCCTTTGCCTGAATCGCAACAATCCCTTTCCGGAACGTGTTGCTGGTTTGGCCGCTGTTGTTGGGCCCCTGCCAGGGCTGCGAAGGGTTCGACGAGTTATAGAACTGCAGTACCACCGGCGTTGCATTGCCAGTCGTCGGATCGAGGCTTACGTCCTGATCCTGATATTGGACTTGGACCAGGTAGTTGATCGCTTGGCCGGCGGTCGGCGGCGGCGGGCAGGACACGAGCGTCGGATCGAGAAGAATCCCCTGCTTAAAGACCTGATGAGTAGTGTCGGCAGCCAACGTCCCGAACACCGTGGCCTCAAGCGGCGCAAGCGCGTAAATTTCCCCTGGACCGAGACTGACCTGCAGCGAGGCTGGCGACGTCGGCGCGCACGCCAGCCCATTGGCGATTGTGGACGTCCCGAGCACAGCCGCAGCCAACTTCCCGTGCGCGATCATGTTGTCCTGCGCCGGCTTCGTGAAAAACCACTCGTAGATCGATTGCCCGATCTGGGTAATGAGACGGTTCAAGGATTGCCCCCGAAATGAAAAAGGGCCGCACTTGGCGACCCTGGTCAATGAAGAAATTCTGCAATCAGCGGATGGCCACCCACATGACCGTGCCCACTGGCTTGACAGCGTCGACGGCGGCGTAGATGTCGGCGTCGGACGCCGACGAATGGGTGTAGGACGAAGAGTTCGTGTAGGACGAAGCGAGTGGCGTGTTCAGTGCCGATTGCGACGGCGCGGCGCAGTACGCCGCCCCAGCAGTGCCGCCCGTAGCGACGGGACGGAACGCGGTGATCATCGCCGTGTAAGGAACGGCCATCGAGCCTAACCGAGCGACGCCGCAGTAGCCGGCAGACGTTGGCGAGTTCAGCGCGCCCATGTCCATCGGCCGGTTCGGCTCGAAGATGGTCGGCGCTTGTCCGGTTACATCCTTCAGCACCTGGACCATCGCCGGCCGGGTACCCTTTCCCCGCAGCAGGTTGATGACGATCCGAATACGGAACGAATCATCGGACTGCCCAGGCTCGCGCATTAGCGCCGCGCCGAAGAAGTCCCACGCGATCATGTCAAGCCAGCCGTCGGTGGCCGTCGCAATACGTGTCTGCTGTTTCGCGTAGGCCCACAGCGAATAGACAAAGCTCAGGCCGTACGCGATGCCCGCCAGCAGCGCGTCGAGGATCTCGGCGACGCCCGGGAACCAGGCCGTCGGGAGCAGCGCGCGCAGGCGCTGAAACATGTCCTGTTGGTCACCCGTCATCACGTCACCTGCACCGTACCGGCTTTGATGGTCTGCTGCGACGTGGCAGCGAGGTCCGACGTGCCGCCGTTCAGCGTGACGCCGGTAACGTTCGTGACCCCGTCCGATGCCGCGTAGGCGACCTGCGCGAGGCGGGTGAAGCTCAGCGACACGCCGAGTCCGAGCGTGTTGATGTAGTTCTGAATCGCCGCTGCCACGAGGGCGACGGTTGCAGCGTGGTCGTACCCGCTCGCTGTCACAATTGCCATGACCACGTTGGCGATGACCGTATTGGGCCCATACACGCCGTATGTCACGCTCAGCGGGCGCACATCTTCAATCGCATTGGCCGCAGACGCAAGCAGCGTCGACGAAGGACTGCCCGTGCCGTCGTCGACGATCACATAGAAGAACCCGGGCTGCGCCAAGCCGCTGCGCTGCTGGTTTTCGGTAACCGTGGCGCTGACGTTCTGTTGCAGCGAAAGCACAGCATAGAGAACCGCCGCCTTCGTGGCCTTCGACAGACTGCCGATGTACGCGACGAAGCGGGCGCGCAGTGCCGTGTCGATCTCGGCATCGGCGCCGTTGGTAAACGCTGCGGCGTTGGTCACGGTGTCGATGCCGGGCATGCCCTGCACGATCGTGTTCACCGCACCGGCAACAACATTGCCGGACGCGCCAGCAACTTGAGCGAGCACCGGCACCGAAACGTAAGGCGTACCAGAGCCCAACACATAGGCGTTCTGAGTCGCGTCGTACGCCGGGTTCGTTGCATCCAGCGTGACTGCGAACGTCTGCGTGCCGTCCCCCGTCTGCACGCGCGCACCGATCGGCACGATCGCATTGAGCGTCGGCGTAAACCGAGCGAACTTCACGAGCCCGCTGGCCGGGTCAGCAGGAATTCGGGTCACCCCGAAATCAGCCATCCATGAATCAAGGTCGGAACCGCTCGACGTCGATGCCCGCGTGATGACCAGCAACTGCAGAATCAGCGATTGCAGCCACAAGGCAACAGCTGCGGTCGCCTCGACGACCGCGCGCAGCGTCGAGCCGATGGTGAGGTCTACGAGCCCCGCAGCAGCGCCCTGGATGGCCGTCACCTGCTCGCGCACCAGCGTCACGAAGTCTTTCGTGGAAATGGTCATTGATTCACGTTGAAACTGAGGGTGGCGGGCTGGCCGGTGGCCGCGTCCGTATAGCGAATCGACACGCTGACACCGCGCGCGATGGCTTGAACATCGATCACAGGGGCCGGCCGGCGGGCAACCGAGGCTTCACGCAGGATCTGACCGCGAATCTTGGCGCGGATGCGCCCCGCATCCAGCGTGCGCCCGACTTCGCGCGGCAGGCCCGCCCCGTAATCCAGATGGAAGATGTAATCGCCGGGTTCCGGCGGCGTCCCGCCAACGGCCGGGCCGCGCGGGTTGGTCATCAGGCGCCGCAAGATACGCTGTTGCGTCTGGTCGGCTCCGCCGACTAGCTGCAAATCGCCCGAGGCCGAGACGGTAAGGTCTGAGCCCCACATGTGATTCAAATCGCTCATCAGGATGCCTTGACCGTAGACGTCATGTGCGCCGCCCCCATCTGTTGATTCGGGGCAGCCGTGACCGTCCCCGTCTCGTTATGGGTGTGGCCGTTGAACAGGGACATGAACGCTGATGTGATGATGGAAAGCAGCGATTGGCCCGCCGCGCCAAGGTTGATGGCCGGCGCGGTGATGTTTGCCTGGCCACCGGCTTGCACGTTCACGTTCCCGGTGGCCTGGATCATGATCGTCGGCGCCGTGGCATCGATCTCGACCAGGCTGTTGATCGCGACCTTCCCGTCGTTCGTCATCTTCATGAACGCGCCGGATTTGTGCACCATCCAATACTCACCGGACGGCACCCGCATCGCCTGGTCGACGTCATTGAAGAATCGCGCCACCGCAACGGGCGTCTCGGCGTTGCCGAGGACGAAATCGACCTTTATCGCGTCCCCAATGGACGGTGCAAACACCACACCCCACCCTACCCCGACGGCCGCTGCCGCGAGCTGGATCCAGCCCGTTTCCGTCCCCTCCGGCTGCAGAAGCACTTTGACCGCGTGCGCGGCCGGGTCATAACTGCTGATCGTCCCGTCGCGCGATTCCGAGCGCGTGCCAGCATTCATCTGAGCCAGCCCGCGCATCGCGTTCGCAAGCGCATGAGGGTTCATAGCGTCACCGTCGAATCAGGGGCATGGTTTTTGGCGTTCAGCGACATCACGTAGCCATCGGTCATGCTCATTCGGCGAACGACACTGTCCGGAAAATATTTCTGGTCCCAGGCCGTATCCGTACCGGCAACCTCGACCATCGTTGTGACCCCGAGGATCGAGTCGGCGGGCATGCGGGAAATCTGAAGCTTCATCTCGTGCGCGATGAGTTCCGCATAGATCTTCTGGGCGCGTTCCAGCGCTTGCTCTTGTGTCAGGCCCGGAATGGTGTAGCTGTAGATCTGTGCGCCGCCGAATGGCTTCGCCTTGCCCGCCTGTGTCGTCTTGGCCTTGTTCGGGTACGACACCGTGAAGCCCTTCTTTTGCTTGGCGTTCCACGTCCGCACCACGACCTGGATGCCCCGGGACACTGTCAGCGCACGGCTGAATTTCATGTCCACGACATTCGCTTCGGGGTAGCCCTTCGTGTCATCCGGCGGAACCCACTGAATCAGATAGGGCGTCGAGTCGGGATCCGTCTTCGGCTCGAAGTGCAGTTCCTTGCCCTTGACGTACACGACGAACCCCTCGATGTGCGCGAGATATGCCAGCAAGTCCCACTCGCTACGCTGATCGGTCAAGTTGACGTGATCGATCTCGTAGTACTTGCCAGCCTTGGCGTTCGTCGCAGTGACCACCGGCGTAAGGCCATGACGCTGCGCGAGCTGCGTGGCGATCTGCGACGCGGTCAGGTTCGGCCACTTCTCGGTTGTCTTTGCGTCGATGAATACCGACGTGAGATCACGCCCGACCAGCTCGATCGTGCCGGCCACGATGTCGAAATCGATATCGTCGACGCGGCCGTACAGTTCGCTGACAAGGTCCGTCAACTCATACCTGTCTGGGTCATTTGGATAGCCCCCGAAAAGCTCGACGAACATGTCCGACTGCTCGGAAAACCAGCGCGCGTCGCGGTCGCTTGGCAGCATGTCGGCGACGAACGTCACCCGAAAGGTGTCCGCTGAGTAGAAACCGTTCGACTCAGCTTCCCAGCTCACCCAGCCCGTGATCAGCGTGTCATTCAGCTTTACGGCCCCTCGTGGCCGGGTGGCAGCAGCTGCAATCGGCACCTGGTTGAGGCTACGCATTGAACACGCCCCCCGTGGGCACGTTGTACGGCGGGATCTTCACCGAGTTCACGCCGTTCAGCACCGGATCGGTGATGCCGTTTGCCGCGGCGACCGTCGTCCACCCCATCGCGTCGCCATACTCGTTGGCGGCCACGCGATAGAGATTGCCGCCAGCGAGGGTTAGGCTCTTCGTTCCAGCGTTGATCGTGCCGAGGTTCTTGCCGAGGCGCCCGACCACCGTGTTGAGCTGAGCCAGCACTGGCAGTTGCGTTGCAGCGGTCACTTGCTGAGTCAAGCGCGCGATATTCTGAGAAATCGGGTTGTTCGGCAGAATGCCGCCCAGTGTCGTGACATTGAGCAGCGTGTTGTTCGTCGACGCAATCAACGTCTGAACCCGCGAGCGCACCGCATTGAGCGGTTGTAGCACCCCGTTTATGGTGCTTTGCGCGGCCTTGGCGAAGCTCGACACCTGACCGATTGCCGTGTTGAGGCCACCTACCAGCGCGGACAGCGGACCGTCGCCGACCAGGTCAGAGAGGCCGCCGATCGATAGCATGTCGTCGCTCACGAGAGCGTCGATGCCCGCGTCCGGCACGTCGCGCACCGAGCGCGTCAGGTCTTCCACGACCTCACACGTGATGCGGTACGGAAGCTGGTGCCAGCGCTCGAAGTCCGCCGTGAATTCGCGGATGACGACGAGGTAGTAGAGCTCGGACCAGATCAGTTCGAGTTCCTGGCCGGACTCTTTCAACGTCTTCAGGTACAGCGCGCGCTCGAGGGCATTGGAACCGAAAAACAGGCCCGACCACGACAAAGGTTCCGGATCGTCGCCCATTGCCTGAACGTGCCGCACGCCACCGACCATCTTGTGCACGACCAGCGCCTGCTGGCCGCCAAAGCGGATGCTTTCAGGGACCTCATGGCGCGTGAAGCTGAAGTCGCCGAGCATGAGAACAGTGTCTGGGGTCATTTTGCGTAGTTCATGCCGACCGGGGGCAGCCCGAGACCGACGTCGTACATGCCAGAGCCGAGCGGACGAGACACTTCCCGCGCCTGAATTGCGGAAGTGCTTGAAGCAATCTCGCGCCGGCCGCTTTCGGTCAGGAAGAGCTTCGCCTGAAGTGGACGCTGCCCCTGGTCGCGGGTTGCGATATGGCGGCTCTCGTACCTGACGCCGTCGACGCTCGGCGCATTTGGCGTTCCCGGCGCCGCCGGGGAAGTCGATTCCTTGTCGTCACCGCCGAATGGCAATAGCGACTTCACCCATTTCCATTTCGAGACAATCCAATCGGCCACGGCGCCAAGGGACGACTTCACCATCTCCCAAGCGGCGGTCAACTTCGGCCCCACTTCATCCCAGTTCCGCCATAGCAGGTAGGCGGCCGCAGCGATTGCGGTTATCACAAGCCCGACGGGGTTAAGAAGAAGCGCACGACCAGCGATCAGGAGCGCTCTGCCGAGCCACATCAGCCCCGTTCCGAGAACACCGAAAAATCGCCCGATGACGGGTCCCAGACCGAGGAACTTAATGATTCCAGCAGTCATCAGCACACGTCCAAGCACGGAAAGCGCAACGGCAACACCGGCAAAGCCGAGGACAATCGTCTTCGTTGCCGCGCCGTTGCGCTGCATCCACTGGGAAATGCCGTCGAGCGAATCCGCAAACTTGATCATGTAGGGGATCAGGCGCGGCAGCACTTCATATCCAAGCCGAGCCTGGACGTTTTCCCACTGCTTATGCATCGCGCCGGATGCCAACTGAGGGTTCGTTTTCAGCAGCTTCTGGTACGTGTCCATGCTGTTGCCTTCGGACTCGACCAGCTTGCGGTCACGCTCGAATTGAGCGGCCTTCTTGATCAGCGTCGAAACGCCGAACTCTGCGTTCCGATCGCCGAAGAGCATCGCCGTGGCCGTATCGAAGCCGACGTTGCGGGTCTTCATCAGCTTCTCGATCGCCGGGCGTGCAATCGTGTTTGCCCACTCGAACGGGTTCGACAGAAACAGTTCCGTGCCGACGATCGACCCCGGCTTGATGTGGCGATTGCCCGCCCCACCCCGCCCGACGCCATTCGCATTGACCAGCCCAGCATCGAGCCAGTTGCCAATCATCTTCTCGGGGATCCGGCCGCCCGCGATCGCGCGGCGCATGGTCTCAAGAATCGTACCGGCGGACTGCGCGCCGCCGCTGCCCGTCTTGACCTCCTGCATCAGCGTCGGCAGGTACTTGTAGACGAAATCGTCGTCCAGACGCATCCCGGACGTCTTCGCCGTCTTGAGTGCCATGTGGTAGTCGTGCACATTCAGCGTGCCGCCAAATGCCATCAGCGTCCTGGCCATCATGTCGGCGTTGCGCTGCATGGTTTCCATGCTCATCACGCCCGTGTTGCGCAGCTCGATCGCCTTGACCATATCGAAGGCGACATGCTCTTGCGGTTTGCCGCTCAGGGCTTCCATCACTGCGCGCGTGCGCTGCACCACAGGCAGAATGCCGTAGGCTTCGTGCATGTGATCGGTACCAAAGACGGACCGCAGTTCGCGGATGGCCGACAGGTTTTCGGCCGCACTGCTCGTGAGTACGTCCTTGGACGTCTTCCATGCCGCTCCGGTCGCCTCCGCGATTTCCTTCTGCGACATCCCCGATGCTCCCATCAGGGAAAGCTGTCGCGTATACTCCTTGGACACCTCAAGAGTTTTTCCGAGCGAGCCGAGCATGCCGTCGCCGATTTTCATCGCGGCAAAACCCGCCCCCGCAAGCTTCAGCGCGTTGAGTTGCTTTTCGAGCTGGACCGCTTGGCCGTGCGTCTTGAGGATGTCCTTACCCAGCAACGCCAGCCCCTGCGTGGCCAGATTGACCAGCCGAACGCGGATGCCAATCGAATAGGCTTCAAACATGGGAAAGATTCTCTATCGGATGCAGGAATGGGCCGCTGATCGGTTCAGCTTCGTCCAATACCCAAAGGTCCGCCGTGCACGCGCGGACCGAGTTTCGGGCTCGTGGGCGGGGTCGCTGTTGAAGTGGCTCGTCTTCGCGATTCTGATGTGGTGGCTTTGGGCGCCGGTTCTGCTGGTCGTGGCCTTCTTCGTGCTCGCAAGCTTCGGCAATCAACCCTCGTAGGTCTTCGCCAGCACGCCCGCCATTACGTCGCCGCCCAGCAGCCCGCTCACAGCCGCGCCGGCGACAATTCGCTCGATTTCCTTTCTCGATTCAACGGCCGCAGGGCCAAGCACCGGCCGCGGCGGGATCTTATCCGTGCCGAGTTCCTGCCAGGCCATTCGGTCATCGGGCGATCCGATAATCGCTTCAAGATGCGAAACCTGATGTTCGACCGAGTCGCGCAGGCTGCCAGAGCGCAACAGCGGGTCATCTGGGGTGAACCCGCTCGCAACTCGTTCTGCTTTCGTCGACTCTGCGAGGGGCGCCCATGCGGGGAACGGGCCAACGCCGGATTGATAATCACCGAATTTGGCTTCAGCACGCTTTTCGATCACGACAGCGACCTTCTTCAGTCCTTGATGCAGACTGCGGTCGACGACGGTGGCCATCGCTCCGAGATGAGCCGCGAACGACGCCAGATCACCGAATTCCTTCATCACGACCTCGGCTGCTCGAATTCCATCGTCCGGAAGTTGAAAACGTGCCCTTCCATCTCGCTGAAGATGATGGACCAGCCAGCGCGCGTGGCATCGTCGACGCTAAAAGCGACGTCGAAGGGCACGCCGTTCTTGACGAGCCAGAGTGCCTCGCGGATCGGCGTGGCCCTGACTACTTTTTTAGTGCTTCGCGGTCCGCCTCCGGATCCTGGCGCGCGAAGTGCGCCTGTACGCCAAGCATGACGGCTTCGACGCCGGCATCATCCAAGCGTTGAATCAGCGCCTCCACCTCGCTCTTCGTGCGCAAGGGCGGCACCGCGTCGCCATTGATCGCACCGACGAACAGCAGCGGCATGACCATGCCCATGTAGGCCTCGTTCTTCGCCGAGTCCCCGAGAGCCTCGATGAGCCGATATTGCGCAAGGATGCCGGGCTTGCGCAGGAGCAGCGTGCGCCCCGTCGCGTCCTGCACCGAGTGTTCGGCAACAGCTGCCCGCACGACCTCGTCGCTCGGGGTGCCCGTATTCACAGTGAGCTTCGCCATATCAAGACACCTTCACGCGGCGCGACGCCACGAACGAGACCTTCTGTTTCACGGTATCGTCGCCCGACCAGTCACCTGCGTCGTCGTACTTCAGCAGCACCCCGAGAAAGCGATACTGCGACACCGCGCCCGACACTTCGGTAACGGTTTCCGTGATCGTGCCGCCCTGCTCGTCGACGCCCGCGTAGTAGTTGTCTTCGGACTGGGCGAAGAAGTCGTCGAGTTCGGGGCCCTGTCGCTCGATGTCGAACGTGCCGGACCACCCGTCCGGGAAGCGCACATGGCGCGTGATGCCGTCCAGGCCCTTCACCTTCTTGTCGGTGATGTCCTGCTTGGCAGTGAACTTGGTGATCAGGCCGAAATTCAGCGGGCCGGTCGACGTGTTGATATCGACCGACACGTCGCGGCCTACGTTGAAGCCATTCACGGGCATGGCGTGCTCCGAAATAGAAGCGGCCCGCGCGCGGCAGGCCAAAATGCAAAAACCCGGCGCGAGGCCGGGTCAGTGAGGAAGGATGGTTGTCTCAGATGGCGGACACGTCGTACTCGATGTAGATGACGCGCGGATCGCGTGGACAGCGAATCTCTCTCGCAACCGCAATGCCGCGAGTCGCGCCATATTCAGTCATGTATCGCGTCAGCTGCCGAGCAGCAGCAGCCTTGAATTCATCCCGCTTGATTTCGACCGGCATCGCTACGCCATTGAGTTCGATCCAACCGTCAGGCATATGCTGTTGATTCGAGCGAGACTTAATCCGCTTCGCTCCTGGAAGGTATCGATCCAGGTTTGCCCAGAAGTGGTGATGCACCTCGAACTCCGTCCCTTTGGCATTCAGCGCGAGAAGGTGGCGACCAACCATTTCTGTCACGGCAACTCGCAGGCACTCAAGCCCAAAGTCGGGAAGCGTGGCAGGCAGCCTATCCCGAAGGATCGCTATGGCGCCGTGTGGATCGCCGAATGAACATTCCGCCGCATCGGCGAGCACATTTGCTACAGCGGCGGTCGCCATCAGTTCGTCTGCGCTGGCGATCTTCTTTCGTGGTGCATTCATGAATATCACCTGCGGATGCCTGGGAAATGAGGTGTGCGGCGGCGGGCGCGCCCAGGACGCGCGCTTTTCGGTCGGCCTGACCTATCCGCCACACGTGACGCCTTACGCCGGCTGCGTGCTCTGGCGCGTTACGGTGACCGATTGGCCGCCTTCAAGGTTGACGATGAATTTCTCGACGACGCCCAGGTATCGGACCTTCACGTCGGCCTGCAGGTACCCGAGAGCGATGCGATTCGGCGTGTTGTTCTTGCTGTCGCACTGCACCGAGTAGTCGTCGATCATCCCAATTTTGTCGCCGTCGCCCTTCATGCTTTCGAGCCACGAACTGATGGTCGATCCGGCCTGCCGCTTCAGGGGGTCGTTATCGCGAGTCGACTGCAATTTACCGACGAAAATGCCCATGGCGCTGTTCAGCGTGTAGGCAAGATAGTTCGTCATCCGCGTGTAGTTGTCGCCGTTGACGACCGGGTTGCTGCTCGCGTTGTGACCAATCCGCGCGCCGAACGAGTTGCCAGCCGGAATGGGATTGGTGATGACGTCGATACCGGCCTGCGCGAGCGCTTGTAGTTCAGCGCTCGAATAGACCTGGTTCTGCATCGACTTCTGCGTGCCGACGATGCCATACAGCGGCTTGTTCAGACTCGACTGCTCCGGCGAACTGTTGGCGAGGCGCCCAGCGCTCAGGCCCTGCGGCGACACAAGGCGAATAACGTTGTTCACCGTGTCCTGCCAGTAGATCCAGTCCCCGTGGAGTAGCTTGAACGCATAGGAGTCGATGCCGGCCGAGGCTTTGGCCGCAACGGCATTGGCGATCGTGTCGCCTGCAGGGCCTACGCCAATCATGTAGATCCCTTCCGACAAGCCGAAGGCCAGCTGCGTTGTCCAACTCGTGGAATCGTCGCAATCCGCGAGCAGCGCAACGCTCGTGGACGTGTTGCGAAGTGCGTACATGCCCTTGCGCGGCACAGTGTCAACGCCGAGCAGCGTCGCGCTTGTGATCGTGGCAGCGCCATCGGTACCGCCTGTGAGCGTGGTCGAACCAGCCGTAGGCGCAGTCGCGCCGGTTCCCGCCGTTGCCACAATGAACTGCGAAGGCCCACGCAGGCCGGATTGCCCCGAATTGATCGCCGCTGCGATGTTCGCCCAAAGGGCTGCACCGGTTCCGGTGATGTTGTCGAACACCTCGGGCACCTGATTGGGCATCGCGACCACAGCACGCCACGAATTCGCAGCCGAACCGGTTGCCAGCGTCACGACCAGGCTGTTTCCCAAGGTCCCGGTGTACTTGGCAGTGAACGTGATGTTTGCGGGCGACGTCCCGATGGCCGCGCTGGCGGCCACATCAGTACCATCCGTCACGCGAACGCAGCGGAAGTTGTTAGCGCCTTGCAGCACTTCCAGCGCCACCTGCGTGCCCATGTCATACTTCCGCGCCATCACCGCACCGAAATTCTGCGCGTAGTCAGCCATCCCGCCGACGATGGTCGGCGAGTTCACGGGGCCCCACTGAGCCGTGCCTACAACACCGGAAATGTTCGTCGGCAGTCCATTGATCAAAGTATTGCGCGGCGCGAGGATCTGGACGTATACGTCAGGGACGACTAGCGCGGTGGTATTCAGCGCGCCTTCTTGAAAAACCGGCATGAGTGCCTCCGGAAACGAAAAAACCGCCCGGAGGCGGCTTGAGAATGCAGGTGATCGAGCGGCTTACTTGCTGCTCTTCGGCTTGGCGGTGCCGGCTTCTTCGGCAGCCGCGACCTTCACGACAAAAGCGGCCTGTTCCGAGTCGAGTACCGCCGCGACCTTGTCGACGTCGGTGATCCGGTCGCCCTTCTGGTATTCGCCGAAGGCATGCAAAACAACGAGATTCATGAGTGCCTCACGAAGTGGGGATTCCCAGCGTGTCGATGCCGCCGACGACGAACGCCTGCGGGGCGACGACGCCGAAAGCGTTGTCAATCTGAGTGGTGGAATAGTCGATGCCGTAGATCACATCGCGGCGGTAAATGCGCTGCTTCTGCTGAGTGTCATCCTGCCGACTGCTCTGGTAATGAAAGATCGCCTGCGAGCCGTCGGGCAGCGTCGCGCGCACGAGCGGCCCGAGCGCCTGATCGATTGCCATACCTAGCCGGTCGCGGACATCGAAGCAATTGCCCCAGGCAGTGATCTGAAAGCCTTTCCGCTGGCGGCGCAGCTCGCGAATGATCGTGCCCGACGTGCCGACGCGCGCCTCGATCGAGTGTGCGCCGGGCACGGTAAATCCGGTACCTGACGACGTTGCTGGCTGGTCAACGCTGATCATCGTGGCGAGCGCGGTCGCAATCGCCGACAACGTGTCGGTCGCCTGCACGCCGTAGACGTAGGGCTTGCCATCGACAACCGCCGCGACGTTCTGCGATGCCACCACGGTGCCGCCCAGCGTCACGGTGACGTCGCTCACCGCGACGGTGACAGTCGGCGCCGCGATGGACTGTACTTCCCACTCACGAACAGTCGAGCGCAAAACGGTTTCGGTCGGCAGCGGGTAGACGGACACATACCCGATGTTGTTGGCGAAGTCTTCGCGCATCGCCTCGGGCTGTGGCCACCCGGCAAAGACCTTGACGGCGCACCCGGCGATGGGCGAGATCGGATTCGCTGTGCCGTTCGCGTACAGGTAGGCCGCGACCTGCGCAACAAGCAGGTTGCTGACGTCTGAGAGGTCGGCCATTACGCGTGAAGTTCCATGGTTGTCAGGCGCCAGCCCATGTCCGTCAGCTCAGCGCCCTGCACGACGTACCGGCGACCGAGGCTACACGAGACGGTGTCGGACGCCTGAATGATGACCGACTGCGGTACCGACTTCGGCAACAGGATGCGCCAGCCGATTTGCTGGGACGACGAAGGCAAGCCGCTGATGGACTTCTCGCGCTGCCCGAACAGCAGAATGGACGCCGGCCAGCCCGCGCCCGTCGCGTCCCCGATCAGGTAATTGTCGCCCGCGGCGCCCGGCTCGCCGCAGGGGCCGCCGTAGCCGACCGCCCCCACACCCGCAGGTGCCGCCACGCGGGACACGCGCACCGTGACGTTGCACTCGACGCACTGAATGGGCAGGTGCAACTGCTGACTGGCGATGAAGAATGTCCCGCCCGGGCCGACGAGATAGTCGCCGGCCTGGGTCAGCCTGCCGTCGAACAAGCCGTACCAGACCGGGTTACCGTACCGATTCGGCTTGCCGTAGGTCATGTCCTCGGCGTTGAGCGCCGCAAGCAGAGTCCCCTGCTGCACCGCCAAGGGGTTCGCAGCGGAAGCCGGTCGATATTGCGCATATGTCAGCCCCAGGCGCTTGGCGGCCTGAGCGTAGCCGGCGTAGATGCGGTTTTGAAGGGTGGTTGCGTCCATCGTGTACCGTCAGGCGCGGCCGAGCGCGATCAGCGCGCCGCCCGTGCCAAGCATCGGGCCCGGCGCGAAGCCGACGAAGGCGCACAATCGGCGCCGCCACTCGTCGAACAGCGCCAAGCGGTCCCGCATCTCGTTAGGGTTGTGCTTCCAGACAGCCGCCTGCTGCGTATCAAGGTTGTCGCCGGTCGCAGGAACCGCAACCTCCAACGTGTAAAGCGACGTCAGATAGGTGTTCACCATCACGGCTTCTTCGCTCGCCGACAGCGTTGTCAACCGCTGATGCAGCGACATGACCACCATCCCGAAGCGCCCGTAGACGATGTCCTGATCGTTCGTGATCGGCATGGTCGTGCCCGCGAGCGGGTAGCCCATGAACCGGCGAACATCAGTCAGTTGCGCGTCGGTGAGCATGGTTTAGCCTTCGCTGGCCTTGTTGAGCAGTATCTGCAGGTCCGCCTTCTTCGCGCCGTCCGGAATGGCGATGCCCTTCTCGGTGAGCGCTGCTTTCAACTGCTCGACGTTGAGCGCCTTGGCGGTCGGTTCCTTTTTCGCGCCGTCCTCGTCGAAAAGCTCGTGCTCGTCGGTGAGGTCCGTCTTGTTGATCACGATGTAGCCGTGCGGGTTGTCGTCAGACACAGGCGAGACGACTTTGACGGTTTCGAGTTGCATGGTCACTCCAGTGTGGGCCGGGGCCGCGGCAAGCGCCGCTTGCCCCGGTTGATTGCGGAACGCGTCGCGCCGGATTAGCCGAGCAGCGCGGCAATGTGGTTCTGCTTGATGGCCTGCGTGCCCCATGCCAGGCGCACGTGGTAGACCAGTTGCATGAACTGGCGATACACCGCGATATCGAACACGATGCCGGTCACCGGGTCGGTCACCTGGATGACGTCGTCCGCCATGTCCATCGCCTTACCGTCCGGGCCGACCGGCATTGCCGGCGCACGGGTGATCAGCTGGATCGCCGAGCGGCTGAAAGCGAGGTTCGACGTCGCCGTCGCGCCCACGGTGACGGCCGTAGCCGACGCCGGGATAGCTTGCAGCAGGCCCGGGGCCGCGATCGTGACCACGCCGGGGGCCGTCACGCCGCTTGCCACCACGTACTTGTTCGCGTCGCCGGCGAACGTCACCGTGTCACCGGCGAGCACGGTGCCCGAACCGGTAATCAGCGTGATCTGGGTGGCGCCGACGGCGTAACCAGCGGTGTCGGTGGTATAGCTCGCCCCCGTGCCCTTCGCGATCGGCTTGATGGCCGCCGAGTTGCGGATAGCCATGCCTTCCAGCTCGCCGATCATGCCCCGGCGCAGCAGTTCGTCGGTGCCGGCTTCGTTCACCTTGAACAGCACGTTTTGTTTGCCGCGCAGGTTGGCGATCGCCGACGAACCGAGGGCCAGTTGCAGGTCGATCTGCGGCGCGCCGTTGTCGTCGAGGATCTTGCGCACCTGGGCGATGTCCGACAGGTCACCGGCGGTGCCGAACGGGGCCGTACCAGGCGTACCGTAGGCACGGGATGCGTTCTGATATGCAGTCGTGGCGAGATCGACTTCTACCGCGTTGCCGAGAGTGCGAAAAGCTTGCGCGAACTGATTCATCAGCACGCCAGCGTAAGTGCCGGCGTTGTTCATGCCCTTCTGCTCTTCACCATTCCAGCGAATCGGTACGTGCTTCGACTTGCTGATGGTCATCGACACGTTGCCGATGTTCGAATCGCCGGAGTTCGGGGCAGTGACGGCCGGTGTGTTGTCTTCCAACTGACCAGGCGGTGCGATCGGGATCGTGATCAACTCGTTGAGCGCTGCTCGACCGCCGGTGCTGTTGCGCGACACCGCGGGGATCATGCCGATCAGCTCGCGCGAGACGACGTCCAGCGCCTCATAGATCGTGGGGATCAGGCCCGTGAGGGTGTTTGCCCCGAGAACCATGCCACCGCCCTTGACCGGGAAGGCGGCAGCACCTCCCATGAACTCGAACAGCTTGGAAGCGACCTTTGCCATGGTCGCCATCGGGTAGACCACGACTGCAATTGCGATCGTGGCCAGCGCCGTGCGGCGCAAGGTGGAAAGGAAACGCTTCATGTGTATGAGCCTCTTCAAACGAAAACGGCCGCGCTCGGCGGCCTTCAGTTGGGATTCGGACTGATCAGTCCTTGATCGTCACGTTCGCGTCGCGCGCAGCGGCTGCCTGCTCGGCCGCCCCCATGCCCTCGAACTCAGAACGCGTGATCGTGCGTTTGCCACTACCGCCACCGTTGCCGCCGCCACTCGCACCGCCACCACTTGCACCGGAACCCTTCAGGATGCTGTCCCGCTGGGGGTGGGCATCGATCAGGATCGAAAGTGCTTCTTCGAAATCGGCAGGTTCACCGTGGCGGGTACGACTGAACAGCTGATTGCCGCTCGCGTCCTTCGCCACAATCTTCCCTTCCTCGATGGCGAAGTGCTTACCGAACGACGCCTGAACGAAGTCCGCCGGGATGGCAACCTTCTCGCCGATAAATTTCGAGCGCGCGAAAGCACCCCCGATCTTCTCGTCGAAAAGCGCCGTCTTCAGCGAGTCTCGCTCTTTGACGACAGGTTCAAACTCGGCGCGAACGGATGCGATCGCCTGGTCCTTCACCTTCTGGACCTCGCCGGCATCCACCAGCCTCTTGTCGTTCAGGTTCTTGACCGTTTCCAACGCAGCGATAGCAGCAGCGGGATCACCAATGCCCTCAAACGCCTTCAGGGTGCCTTCCGCCTTCTCGGCTCGCTCGCGGTGGCTTTTGGCCTCGCCGTTGAGCCGGGAAATGTTCCCGACCGTTGCGTCAGCGTCGAACGGCGCCTCGCCGCCGCTGGCGTTGACGAAGACCGGCAGCTTCTGGCCGTTGACGTCCTGCGTGACGATGTTTCCTTCTGCGTCGTACTTGAATGGCATGGTGGCTTTCCTCGGGCATCCGCCCTCAATTCAGTGCGGCATCCGCCGCGTTGCGCCCGTCGGCATCCGCCTGACAAGCAATGAAAAAAGGCCCCGGGCGCGATGCCTGGGGCCTTCGGTAAATCGTGCGACGCGCGCCCACTCAGTCTTGGATCACTGGTGCGCCGGGGCGCTTGAGGTTGGCGGCAATGCGGGTCTTCTCAGCGTTCCAGTCCAGTTCCGGGCTGATCACGCCGCGCCGCTGCGCCTCTCGGAACAGCGATTCATCAGAGAACGTGCCGTCAATGTTCATGTCGCGCAGCAGCTCAAGCGATGCCTGAGCGAGCGTCGCTGCACCGAATTCCTTATAGATCGTGACGTGGCCGCCCTGTGCCTCACCGACCCATTCAGCCATCAACTGAAGCGCCGCGTCGATCGCGTCTTCTTCGTCGTGCGCAATGCGCTGCAAGGCACACATGCCCTGCTCGTTGTCCGCGAGCGTCTGGACTTCGGTCACGTTGCCGGGCTTGATGACCAGCAGTTCGGCGCCTGCCTGGCGCATCCGGTCTTCGAGATCTAACAGCGACAGGCGTCCGGCCTCGATGGCCTTCCCGGTATGCTCGACGAACTTCAGATCGGCGTCGGCCGAATCGGCCTTGATCGCCGTCGAGGCCCCGACGACGATCTGGGCGTCGCCGAGGTTCTTGGCGAAAAGAATGGGTACGCGCGCGACGTGCAGGATCGTCTGCTGGTCGCTCTTCGACTGCCAGTGCTCGACGTTAGCGTGTGCGAGTTCCATCAGCGGCGGCACGGCGGTCATAAAACCCGTGCGCTTGCCGTACGCCACCACGAACGGGATGCGCTTCAGAGTCGTGGTGCCGGACTGGTGGACCTCCCAGATCTTCTTCCCGTCGGCATCGACTTTTTCAGTCTCTCGCCACGTTTCCCACTTCCCGATGTACAGGACGCGCACCTGCTCGATCGTCTTTTCGCCAAAAGGGCCATCGTCGACCGTCGCACTTTCCAGCAGCCGCAACTGCGTGAGGGTTTCAACACCGTTGATGCGCTTCGACCGCCAACCGAGGATGTCACCCTTTCGAATGTGCACGAAGTAGGGGCGCAAACCGGCGCGGCGCTCGTCCGCGACCGTCTTCACGCCCTTCCCCTTCGTCGGGTAGTCGACGAGGATGCCGGCCATGCCTTCGGCGAGCACCGCATCCGCCAGCGCGGCCGCGTAGCTGTGAAGGCTTCGGCCCTGCAGGTCGATATCCTCGGACCATTCCCTGAGACGAGGTGGGATATCTTCGCCCAGCGTAATGGGCCGTGAGAATGGCTTTGCGGCCAGCACCTCGACCGTACGCGGGAACGCCGGGAAAAGCGTCGCGGTGCTCAACCGCGCGGAATAAGCATCGTCGGCTTCGTTCGGCCACTGTGGCAGATACGTCTTCGCCCCTGTGCGCATGGCGCGCGTGCCGCCCATCAAGGCAGCGATCAAGGCGAGATCCTCGGCCGCATCGGCGACGACTGCCGTCGGGGTGCGAACGTTGCTCATACTCGAAATCTCATTATCCGTTCAGCGCGGTGACGGTAGCCGTGCGCTTCACGATGGGCCACTTCTTAACGAGGAAGTAGCCGTTGGCGTCGTTGGGGTGGTCATGGCCGGTCTTCTTATCCGGCTGACCGTCCTCCCCCCAAACCTGCTGCTCAAGCGCCTCGGTGGTCACCGGGCACGCGTGGGTGTTGATCCGGAAGCGCCGCTCACCGGCCGCGTTCAGGATCATGGCGTTGTACGCATTCACGCGATCCTTGACAGCCGGATTGGCTGAATTCACCTCGACCTTGAAGCCGGCTTGCTTGAGGATCGACAGATCAGACTCGCTCGCGTTCTTCGAGGATGTGTTACCCCCTGACGCGTCCGGGTAGATAACAATGCCGTGCCCAAGATCGTAGAAATCCTCTTTCAGGATCCGGGCCATCGCAGGCGTGTCACGCACTTTGACCCGCTCCAGCAGGGTCAACGGCAGGCCATTGCGCACCACGTTGATGGTCGCCGTCATGTTCAGCACGTTGAAGTCCATGCCGATGTGCAGCGTTTCCTTCGGCGCGACTACCGCATCCGTGTGGTTCTTCACCCGGTCGAAGTCGGCGTAGATGCTGCCGCTGGCGAGATTCACGAACTGGCCGCGCAGATACGCGGCGATCAGTTGGGCCGGGTACGACTCGAACAGAGACGGGATGTAGTCATCCGGCAGGTTCAGCTCGTTGTCGTACGTGCTGGCCTGAATCAGGCCGTACATTTCGGCGAGCGCAGGCTTCTCGCGCACCGCCTTGACGAACTGCTGATAGACGAACTTGAAGCCTTCCGGCGTCGTCGTGACGTCGATGCCGTTGAGCAGCCCTGGCACGTTGTACCGCATCCGCGCGATGATCTTGCGCCAGGCCGTCTGGGCCTTCTTCAGCGGCATAACGTCCAGTTCGTCGATCAGGGCGTGCCCGATCTTGAAACCGACGATGGTTTCCGGCTTTTCCATCGACCGACAGATGACCGTGCCGCGATACTTACGCCCCTCGTAGACGTGAACCTCGTGATTCGTCTGGTTGATCTTGACGGCCAGGCCCATCACCGCGGCGACCTCTTCCATGGTCGGGTAGAAAATGTCCCGAATCTGGGGGTACGTCGGGGCGAAATAGCCCTGATTGATGCGCGGCCACTGCCAGAAGTGCTGACAGATGCTGGTGCAGCCGACCCACGTCTTGCCGGACCCAAACCCGGCCACGTAGGCCCGGAACTTGTGCGGCATCTGCAGGAACTCGGCCTGCGGAACGTTTAGGGTCGGGTTAGGCGTCGTCATTGGCGTCATCGGGGCGGCGCCGTGCGTCTTTCACCACGAAGGTGAACGAGCGCGATGCGGGCGGCTCGGGATTCTGCTCATCGCCGCGTTCCTTCAGGTCTAGGCGCTTCAACTCTGCTTCGAGCGCCATGTTCTGCATCGCGGCCCGCCGGGCTTCCAGCGAGGCGATGCGCGCAGTCAGTCGGTCGATGATCGACACGTAGTCCCGTGCCTTCTTGTGCACTTCGGCTTTCGCAACCTGTGGACCGCCGCCTGAGCGCTGCACCGCCGACTCGACTTCCAGCGTGCCGCCGCGCTCGCTTTCCTGAGCCAGCGCACGGGCAAGCCGGATTTTGGTCAGGCGGATCTCGTCGTCGAGGCTGCCAAGCTCGATCGCGTCGAACAGAGCCTTTTCCTCGTCGGTCAGGTGCTTGCTGTACAGCGAACCCGGCTTTGCCGCGTTCTCGTTCGTTATGGGCGTCTTCCCGCCGTGCATCCGGCACCGCCCGTTGTCCATCGCCCCGTTCTTACAGGGCTCGCCCGAGCGGGTTTTCGCCCCGCACAGTCGAGCCATCGGGGCCTCCTATCGACGAGCCCCCGGCCCGTCTTGCATGGGGTGTTTTTGCAGAACCGCTGCGAGCGGCGGCCGATCACTCGTCAGGATCGGGAAATTGAACGTCCGTCATGTCGACCTGGCCGCAGGCCGCGACAGCCTTTTTCCAGTCGCCCTTCACGAAGACCAGGACGTTCTGGTGCACCTTGCCCAGCTTGCGACTGGCGGCGAACTGCTTGCCTGCGCGAATGGGTGCGCTGCCAAGCGCCGTGAGCAGGATCGCCTCGTTGTAGAGGGTCAACCCCGCGTCGAGGAAGGCGGCGATCGTGTCGGACACGAAATTGCGATACGAGCCGCTGCGCGCCCGCACGTCGCCCACCACGAAGCAGGCGAAGCGGTCAGGCTTCAGCAGTGCTACCGAGCTTGCGACGATTTCGCGGTAAGCGGCAAGGAATTCGGGGTACTTCATCGTGGACAGGTCTTCCGGCCTGTCCGAATAGCGTTCGAGGTCCGCGTAGGGCGGACACGAGAACAGGAAGTCGGCGGCGACGCCCTTCAGTGCTTTTCCGATGTGGCGGCTGTCGCCAACCTGCCACGCGGGCGCCGGATCGTCCGGCGCAATCAGGTGAAGCTGCTCGCGGATGGCGGCCACCTGCTCGTCGCGCAGTTCCATGCCGACGTACTGCCGTCCGAGGCGCGCGGCGACGATGCCGCGCACGCTGCCGCCGGCGAACGGGTCGAGCACTATGCCGCCTTCAGGGCAGAACCACCGGTAGGCCAGTTCGCACAACACCGGGTCGAACACGCTGGTGCGGTGCTGCGCCGTGGCGCCGCGTGCCGCTTTCTGCGTCTCGCTGGCACCGCCGTATGCTGGCGCGTCGCGCCCTACCTCGGACTGAATGCCCAGCGCCAGCCAGGCGTCCTTGCGGTCTTGCCACGCCGCCGCGCGGGCGTCGAGCGTGCTGAACGGCGGCACCATGAATCGCTCGGCGAGCGACCCTTCGCCGCCCGGCCCGGGTTCGCCGGGTTCCGCGAATAGTTCGCGCAGCTCGGCGTCGCTGAAACCGATGATGGACAGGTCAAAACCGTCATCATTGAGGTCGGCCAGTTCGGCCGCCAGCAGGTCCGCGTCCCAACCGGCGTTCTCGGCCAGCTTGTTGTCTGCAAGGATGTATGCACGGCGCTGCGCCGCGTCGAGGTGCGACAGGTCGACCGTCGGAACGAAGAACGGTCGGGGGCACATTTCGATGCTCTCGCCCGCTTCCCACATGCCAGTAGCCGCCTCGATGCGGCCATGCCCGGCGAGGATCCCGCCGTCGGCAATCAACACCGAATTCGTCCAGCCGAACTGGCGTAACGATTCTTGCAACTGCTGAATCTGCGCCGCGCTATGCGTGCGCGCGTTGTTCTCGTACGCGTCCAACTCATCCGTCGACCGGTAGACGATCGCGAGTTGAGCGGGCTTTTTCATAGACGGGAAAAATAGGGGTAACGCTGAAATCGGTACATCCACGCGCCCCTACCGCCATTCCCCCGCAGGAGGTACGGGTAGCGACATATGGCGCGCTGCCGGGGTTGTTTCGGAAAGGATCGGACACTGGCCGGCTGGCCCGGGCAGCGACGCGGCGATATGGTCTGTGCCCTGTCGGGCGAATCAACCGATACGCGTCAACCTGCGCAAAATATCTTTACACAACATTGTGTATTGTGTAAGATTACACACATGACAAGCGCAGACATCATCAAACGACTGAAGGCCGCCGGGTTCACCGAAGTGTCGGTGCGAGGCAGCCACCACAAGTTTCGGCACGAGAACGGTCGAGTGGTGATCGTCCCACACCCGAAAAAGGACATGCCGATTGGCACCGCCCGCTCGATCTTCAAGCAAGCGGGCATTGACTGGAGAAGCGAATGAAATATCCGATCTACGTGTGGCAGGAAGTCGATAGCGCCTTCGGCGCCGCGTTCCCGGATCTTCCGGGCGTGCACACCGCTGCGGATACGCTCGACGAACTTGAGCGTATGGCGCAAGAGGCGGTCGAACTTATGTACGAAGACAGCGCCGATGCGATCCCGGCCCCGACCTACGACATCCACAAGCTGCATGCGCATGAGGTCGATGACGGCACCGGCTGCTGGATGTTCGTCGACATCGATCTGTCAAAGGTCAGCAGCAAGGCGATTCGACTGAACATCAGCCTGCCCGAGCGTCTCGTACATCAAATCGATGCCGTGGCCGAGAAGCGCCATATGTCGCGCTCGGCGTTCCTAGCGCTCGCGGCACAGCGCGAGATGGAACACGCGTAACACTGAGCGTCACTACATGAGATGCCTGCCGCAGTTCTTGGCTGTTGGCAGCCTCGTGTGGTTTCGATCCACCAATGCAAAAAGCCCGCGCTGGGCGGGCTTTGGGTGTACTCGCGGTGAGTATGGGCGAATCTTAGGTGCTTTGTCGCAAAACTGCAAGAGCTTTTTCCTTCGAAGTCCTTACGCTGCAACGGATTGAGCGAACTCGCACGTGGGACGGTTTGCCGGCGGCACAACGCCGTGAAGTACGAACCCGGTTTCGAGTCGCGCGACTGCGAGATTTTCCAGCTCGGCGAAGCGCCCCGCCATCCACTTCGCAGCGCGGAACGCCTTGTCCTTCGTCACCTTGTGCTGTTCGGCCAGATCCCGAATCGAAGCGCCCTCGCGCTTCGTTCGCGGCAGGTAATTCCACGCGGCAAGATCCCGCAGCAGCGCAACGGCGGTAATGCCGCTCGACTTCCGCGACCATACCGCCAGGGCGTTGATGCCTGCCACCTTCTCGTCGTCGTGCGCGAAGCGCGCGAGCACCGCCGCGTATTCCGGCGCCGGCAACCTGGTGCGTGCTGCGTCCGTGATCATGGCGCACTGGGCGCGGTACTCGTCGAGCGAAAGGCGGTCGGGGTCGAACCCACCACCGTTTCCACCGCCAAGCTCGGCCAACCAGTCCGACTGCGCCTTGGTCGGAAACGGAATGTCTTCGAGGATCCGGATCAGCATATTCCGGAAAGGCGCCTTCTGGCGCGGCGGCAGCGACAGAACGAGGTACGCCACGTGCAGCGCCTGTCGAGTGTCTTGGAATGCTTCGTTCATTGGCCAGTTCCCCGTCAAAAGTGCCAATCCATTACTCAAAAATCTCTTGCTGCCAGCCGCCCCCGTCCTTTTTCGGCTTGGGTCGCACCGCGATGAACCGGAAGGGGTAAAGCTCGGCTGCGACCTTGATCTTGACCCGCGCATCATCCTGCCAATGCCCCTTCACCTCATGCGCCTCAAGCGTTCCATCCGCCAGCATCACGAAGAAGTCCGGTGAATAGAACGTGTTGTCGGCCAATCGCAGTTTCAGACCTTCAAACTTGTACCAGGCTACGGTGCCCGCCTGTCGCCGGGCTTCAAGCAACGCCTCGTAGGCCTTTTCGGTCTTGTTCCTTTCGCCCGTCTTGAGGCGCCCGAGTGCCTGCATACGGGTTTTGGCGGTGCTTCTGAAATTCAACGTGCTCATGCGTTCCTCGCTGCCCATCGGGCCTTCACTTCGGTTTCGATTTGGTTCACGGCCGTGTCGCCCAACTGGCGCCGCCATCGGTCGAGCGTCGCGCGGCGCATTTCGACCTGCGGCAGCGCCATCAGGTGCCGGACGCGACAGCACAGCTTCGTGAAGTCGAGGCGCCCCGCGTTGGCGCGGCACAGCGGGCACAGGTCCATCGTCATGCGGTGGACAGCTCGCCCGGGGCACAGCCGTACATGAATCGATGCACCCGCTCGTGGTCGGCAGGGTTCGAGCGCGCCGCCTTTCCGACCTCTCGCTCGATCATCGCGTCGTCGCCGGATTCACGGATGACTCGCAGGCGGAACAGATATGGCGGCTCGTCCGGGCGTATCGGCTCAATGCCGAGTTCAGCCGCACGCGCAGCAACCCCCTCGTTGGTCGTATCCCATGCTTCGCCCGGGCCGGTTCCGGTCGCCGCCGCTTGCGCTTCACCGATGAACGATTCGAGGAATCCCGGATTCACGGGCGACGTGTCGGCGTCTGCGGTCCTTCGCGCGCACGCGAGGTCGTGGGCCCGGAGCAACGCCTGCAGCGTGACACTGCGCGATGCAATCCGGAGCAACGCCTCGCGCGCACGCGAGGAAAGCTGCAACGTGCGGCCCTTCCCGGCCTCGAGCGCCACGAGCTTTTCCCCGATTTGTTCCGCAGAAAGCGGCGGCGAGGACTTATCCACAGGGCCACTCGCGCGAGGTATACCGCCGCCGCTTGTGTTTACTTCTCCCTTCCCCTCCCCTCCACTCCTCTCCGGGGGTGAACACTCCCCGTTCACTCCGCGAACGTTCGCCGAGTGTTCGCCGAACGTTCCGAGATCATCGGTCGAACGCTCGGCGTCCGGTCCTCGATCATTCGTCGAATCTTGCGATTTCATGCGGGTTTGACGGCGCTTCGGGGCGCCCGACGGAACTGTGCCGTCCGGCCCCGGATGCTTGAACGTCGGCTGATCAATTTTCTGGTGATGCCAACCTGTGACGATCCAGAATCGTTGACCGGCCACTTCGTACTCGTCGAGCAGGCCGACACGAAGCAGTTCGTCGACCATTCGGCGAACATCCGCCGAAGTCAGGTCGTCCGCCGGGAATACCTCGGCCTTCAGGCGTTTCTCGTTGGCCGAGTGAATCCCCGCGTCGTCGCAGAAATTCCACATCCCAATGAACAGGATGCGGGCGTCGCGAGACACGTCCATCACCTGCTCGGACGTCCAAAACTCGGGTTTAACTGAGCGAATTCTTGCCATTGTTTTCCCCGCCTAAGCGGCGCCATATAGCGCCGCAACGAGCGGATCACGACGAACAAGCCGCCCTGTCTTGATCGCATAGCGCGCACGAGCACGCGCGTTGCGCGCCGCTGTGTACGCAGGATCCTTACTGGCCCGCTGCTTGTAGCGCCGGTCCACCACTTCGGGCGGCATCGGATCTGGTTTAAGGGCGTCGACGCCGGCGCCCAGTGCGTAGCGAGCAGCCCATACGCCAGCAGGCGCATAGCGCGCCCACCCCGCGATGTGAAGCTCGCCAGCGACGTAGCGCGTGCGCAATTGAAGAAGCACCTGGCGACGCGAGAAGCCCGTCACGAATGCCAGAAACTTCGAATCAGCCATCGGCACTTTGCCCAACTCGCGTTGAATCGCGTGCCACGCGACGGACTGATTCGGGCGCCGCACGTTGATACGGTCAGGCAGCCCGAGGCCATAACGTGCGTGCTTCTGGATGGCGACAGGCGTTCGGTCGGGAAACTGCGCGGCGATTTGCTTGATGGACATGTCTGTCGCCCACAACTTCCTGAGCAGTGCGTCGCCTTCGGGCGTCCAGGCCTTTCGAGAGGCCATATCAGTCCCCCAGCGAGTGCTTGAGAAGCGTGCGCATCGCGTCCTGCCGCTCGAGCATCGCCTCGTACTCCGCGCGCGGCATGGTGACCGTGTCGACGTCGTCAGGGATTTCCGGCGCGCCTTCCAGCCGAGACAGATCAAGGCCGAGAAGCTCGAGCATTTCGCAGAACTTCTTGAGAGACAGCCCGTGACCGCGGCTGTTGTGGAAGCGGTTGAAGTTCGTTCGGTCAATGCCAAGAGCATTCGCGACGGCGATCTGGGTGCGCTTCGCGATGAGGCCCACTACCACATTTTCGTTTTTCTCAGCAACCTTCATGTGTTGCTCCCACGTGCGGTTCGTGATCCATACGATTGGTTCCAACAGAACAAACGAGGCGGCGCGACTGCGCCGGATTGAAATGGTGAGCACCACCGACCATGCGAGAATCGAGTTTCCACACGTCAATCACTCGCATAGAAGGGGCGCTCATGGAAAATTTGGGGACGAACGTCATCGATCAGTCGGCGTCAGGGTCGCCATTCGTGCGGCCCTCACCTTTGCCTGGGTTAGCTCGGCAACAAGTGCATTCGCTCGAATCCGTGGTTGTCCTGTTGGAAGCCGAAGTAGCGAGAAGCCGAGCATCCGAAAGGTCGCAACGGCGCATGGCCATCTTTGCGAACGTGATGGCGGCAATCGCGGCGGTGATGGCCACGATCGCGGCTATGCCGCTGATCGTGCAGTGGCTCAGGTAGTTCATTTGCATCGCTTCCCTAAAACTTCAAACACGGAGTACCTCATGGACATTGGCTCGATCAGCGCAGCACTTGGCGGCCTGAAAACAGCATTTGAATTGACGAAGGCTGCCGTGGCTGCTCGCGATGAAAGCAAGATCGCCGAGGCGAAGCAGGCGCTGAATGATCGAATCATTGACGTGCAGAACGCCGCGCTTCAATTGCAGGAAAGGCAATCTGCGGCCCGCGACGAAATCGATGAATTGAAAGACCAGATTCGAGACCTCAAGGCATCCATGAAAACGTTGGAGTCGGATGCAACTGAGCGAGCTAACTACCGGTTGGCAGCAATTTTTCCCGGCAAGTGGGCTTATGAATCCGTGATTGATCCGCACCATTACGCCTGCCAACAATGCTTCGACGGCCCTTCCCACCGGAAAGTCTTGTTGCAGAGCTACTGGGAAAATCATTGGGAATGCCCAGTCTGCAAAAACCGAATTTATCCGGAAGAAACGGTGTGAGTCATCGCCGCCGCACAGCGAGAAAGTGTCGCTTCTCATCGACGCCCCCGGAATTGCTTCGGGTCGTAGTAGGGGCTGGGGTGTTGGCGGTCAGCGCGATGCAGCCGCCAGGCGGTGCAGAGCGAGAAAAATGCCCGTAGCGGGCCGAAGTACAGATGAGGTGTCTCGCGAACGGCGCGAAGGAAGATGACGATCAGCTTCACGCGGCTACCCCCGCCGGTTCCCCGTCAGCCGTTGCGCCCTCACCGCCTCTTTGGGCGGGAGGGCGACTTCGGGGGCTTGGGGGTGTCTCCCCAACGTCAGCTTTCGTTATGTCGTCGTAGAGACGCTGCAACTGTTCCTTTGTCGACGCAAAGACGTTCGTCCGACGCCCGGTTTCGATATGACTGATAGCCCCTTGGGACAACTGACATTTTTCAGCGATCTCTTTTTGGGACAGTCCCAGCGCCTTCAGAGCTAGGACCAACTGTTGCGCGTCCATGGCGACATTCAGGTTGGTAGGTAACGATCACAGCTTAATACAAATGTATTTATCAATCAATACCAACGTAGCTGAACATCCGGGCACAATCCAATACATGAGTAATATTGGTAAGCACATCATCGCCGCCCGGACGGCTCGAGGATGGTCCCAGGGAGATTTGGCGGCCAAAGCAGGCGTATCGCAGGGAACGATTGGACACCTTGAGAGTGGGCGCAATCAGAGTTCGACAAAACTGCCTCAAATTGCGTCGGCTCTCGGCCTTAAGGTAGAGGAACTGATATCGGGTGAGACCGAGAAGCGTGCACCTAATGAAGAGACCAGGTTCTCGAACGTTGTGCCTGCGCCTGTCGGCCTTCGCCGTATCCCCCTGATCAGCAGCGTCCAGGCCGGAATGATGACCGAGGCAGTTGACCCGTTCCCGCCCGGCGGTGCATTCGAATATTTGCTGACCGACCTGGATGTGTCAGAACACGCGTTCGCGCTCGAACTTGAGGGGCGATCGATGGAGCCCGAGTTCCGCGAGGGGGACCGGATCATCGTCGACCCGGCGACCCAACCTCAGCCGGGCGATTATGTCGTGGCCAAGAACGGCCGAGAGGAAGCCACATTCAAGAAGTACCGCCCACGCGGCATCGGGGCGTCTGGCCGCGAGGTGTTCGAGCTGGTGCCACTCAACCCGGATTACCCGACTATCAACAGCGAGAATGAGCCGGCACGGATCATTGGCGTGATGGTCGAGCACAGGCGGTACAGAAAGAGATAAATCGCCAGCCGAGCGAAGGTAAAAACTAGATTTACATTCAACACGGGGAAACTGGAATGCAGATTCTGATTTGGGCAGCCATTATTTCGCTGAACGTGCTTTGCGGCCTCTTTGCTGCCAACAAGGGGCGCCATAGGTGGTTGTGGACCGCGATTGCTTTTGTGGTATCGCCACTTCTGACGTGGATCGTCTTACTGCTTCTTAGGGACGTCCGCACCGGCGACGATGCCGGGAAAATAGCAAAACATAGCGCCCCAAACCGCTGGCTTCTCGCATATGGATCCCTCGCTTTCTTGCTCGCGGTAATCGGACTCGTCGGGATTAGCAAAGATGGGGCTGCCGTGGATGCCCCATCCTCAGCCGTAAGTGCCACACCGGCAGACGCGCCCCAAATTTCACAAACTACCACTGAGCGGCCCGCGCCAGCAGAGACTGCACCGTTGCCCCCTTCGCCAACTCACTATTACGCCATCGAGCAAGATGGTGAATATGGCTACCAGCCTGCATTGAGCGACGACGACCGGAAGGCCGGAACCATGACAAAAGCGTTGCTCATGGCGCGATATCGGGGAAAATCAGGGAAAAAATACCGCGTCGATCTCATCGACAATGGGATCACCACTAGGGTGTCATGCGAGGCCCCATGTGATTTCGTAAAGTCAGAGGTCTACCTCGACGGCCAGAAAGCTAGGACAGATACAGTTGCCGCGGCGGAAGGCTCCCTCGTCTGGGCCATCCTCCAAGATGCCATGAACGGTGAACTTGAGGTCTATCAGAAGCCGAAGGGTTGACCATCAAGATTCTCACCAAATGACACAACGGCAAAAGCACGGAGGAACACGATGGAGCACCTGAGCATTTGGCACTGGCTGATCCTTTTCATCATGGTCGTCTTTTTGCTCTACCCATACGCACGGATCATCCGGCGAGCGGGGTTCTCTCCGTGGTGGGTATTGCTCGCCTTCGTCCCGATGTTGAATTTGATCATGATCTGGGTCTTTGCCTTCGTGCAGTGGCCATCGCTCGAACGGAAGTAGGTGCGTTCGGGCCACCTCAATGACGAAATGCACATACCGATCCGGATCAGGCTCGGGTGGTGGGAACTAGCCGGCCGTGAGCTGAGGGTGATTTCCGCGGCAACGAAAGTCCCTTTATCAAATACAACCGGAACCAAAAAGAAGAGAACGACCAGTGTCCGAGACAAGAACGCAAAATGCACCGGCAGTCGCTGCCACCAGGCCCCTGAACGCGCATGAGGCCAAAATTGAACTCGCGAAGCTCCAGGCGGCTACGGAAAGACTAGGGCTTCTGACGAATTGCGCAAAGACGATCATCGTTTCTGCGACGATTGCCGGCTCGTTATGGATTATATTCAAGGGCCTCGAACCTATCCTGGAGGGCAAGAATGCCGAGTCGATCGGTGCTATCGCCAAACTCGTTGACGCCTTGCACCTTGGCTCCGTTCTTGGCTACGCCTGGGGCGCGGTCGCAACGTTGGGCTATGCGTTCGAGCGGAGCCGTAAGAAGTCCCCCTGATTCGGGCACCTGCCGCTTCGTCTATAATAGTGTTCGGCATCATTTTTGCCGACCAGACAACAATAACAACAATCCCTCCCAGAGGACATCATGGCTGAATTGATACTGACGGGCATCGGGGCGCTTTTGATATTGTGCTCCTGGCAGTTTTCGGTGGTCCCCGCATTGCGCGCGGACGCTCAGGACAAGCTTGCTAGGCTTGGCAAGGAAGTGGATCGCCAGCTTTCTTCCATCAATACCAACGACGCTCGGACAATTCGAAGAGAACTTCAGAACCTCATTGCGGCGCATACCGCCCACATCAATCGCATTTCAATCTTCACACAGTCGTATCACGTCGCCTGGCGACGTGTCAGACCGGATGTGGCACGAGAGTTCGACGCGATTGTGGAAAAACGGTTTGAGACGACTGATGCTGATATCCAGCGGGTTGTCGCGTACGCTCGAAATCGAGCGGCGGAAATAATCTTGGCTCTAATGGCGAAGCAGTACATCCTAATTTGGTTGGTCGCGCTAATTGCGATACCCTGCTTCCTCATTCGTCGCGGCATGCGCGTATCTTCTGGCTTGTTGGATTCAGCTCTGAGTCGAGTAGCTTCGACAATCATGACACGTCGGCCTAACGGCAGCGGCAGGATATTGTCTCAGCACGTTTTGGAGGAATCCTTCCTTCGAACTGCCCGTAGGGCATAGAAGAGCCCCTTCGCCCCACAGAAAGCCCGCCTCGCGCGGGCTTTTTTGCGCCCTCATTTTGTCGTGGCAATGCGCCGGAATAGTCGGCGCTCCCTCCTCGCTTGCCCTGAAAGGGCCTGACCGCCCGTCCGCCGGGGTGGCCATGCATCGGCGGCCCCACGCCGCTCGCTCGCCACGAACTCAACAACACCCACCAGCCCGCTTCGACGGGATTTTTGTTTCTTAGCGGTTCTCGCCAGATCACCCCAGAGGCTATCCCGGAAGAATTTCGCCAATTCAAATACATTTGTATTGACACCAATAAAATACATTCGTATTATTCACTCCAACGCAGCACACAACCCACCCCATTCCGCTGACTGACGAGTCATGACGCGGGGTCGCCGGGCCGGGAACCGGTAGCTGCGTCAGCCGCGCGAAAGCGCGTCCAGAAGTGAACGCATGAAGGGGCCAGCGCGATGAACGTCAGCTACGTCGAGGATTTCGAGGAGGGCAAGCTCAATTCCTCGTTCGACGTGGCCGACGATCTGGCTGCCTACGCGGAACGGTACGACCTGACGATCGAGGAAGCGCGCGACGAGCTGCGCGACCCCGAGTCGATCAGCGCTGACCTGCGCCGCCTGCTCGTGCGACGTTCTACGGGGGAATGAGATGGGCGATATCGCCGAAATGATGCTGGACGGCACTCTCTGCGAGGGGTGTGGCGTCGCTCTTGACGGTGCTGGCGAGGGCTTCCCACGCCGCTGCCGCGACTGCCGAGACGAACCTGTCCACGAGTTGCCGAAGAAGGCGGCGAAGCGTTACTGCCCTGACTGCGGTCGCCGCGTGAAGCCGGCGGGCCTCGCAGACCACATGCGCGACGTTCACAAGGCAACGCACTTCAAGCTGGAAGTTCGATACGCCCACGACGAGGAGGCGGCATGACCACGATCAAAAACGGCGGTCCGGCGTTTCCGTGGTGCGGCGATCTAAACGATTGCCCGACGATCAATCTCGGCATGACCCTGCGCGACTACTTCGCGGCGAAAGCGATTCAGGGGCTGCTCGCCCGCCAGTTCACCAAGGACGAGCGTGACCGTCCGTTCGTCGAGTGGGTCGTCGAATTTTCGTTTGAGATCGCCGACGCCATGATCGTCGCCCGAGGTGCCGCATGATCCGCCTCGCCCTCGACTTCGGCCGATTCTGCGCGCGCATGCTCGCAGTCCTCGCCTTCCTGTTCCTGCTCGTCGGCATCTTCAAGTACAGCGCCGAGTCGTATGCAGCCGATGTCCCGTCCTACGGGCGCACCGCGTAATGGCCGCCGCGGCGCGCTTCGCGCTCGCCCTCTCGCTGATCGTTGCCGCCCTCGCCTTCGTCGCGTGGCGCGAGGTCGAGAGCTGGAACACCTGCCGCGCGGCGCACGCCACGACGTACTGCCTGACCACCTGGGAGAACTGACCGTGCACATCGAATTGACCTGGGCCGAGTACGTGCGCCTGCAGCGCGCCGCCGGCTACCGCCTTACCGGCCGCTGGCTTGCCACCGGCCCGGAGTTTGTCCGCATCCACTGAGAGAACCGCCATGCAAAGCATCTACACCGTTCGCGCTTCGAGCTGGGGCGCACTTTTCGACTGTTCGTACCGCTGGGAAGGCATCCACCTGCTCAAGCTGCGCAACGTAGTCGGCCTGCGCGCCGCGCTCGGCACCGCGATTCACGCCGGCACTGCCGTGTTCGATCAGAGCCGCCTCGATGGCACGGGCCTCACTGCGGACGACGCCGCTGGCACGTTCATCGACAAGCTGCGCGACCCCGAAAACGAGTTCGACGCGTCGCAGGACGATCTGACGATGTCCGAAGCCGAGCGCATCGGCATCACGCTGCTGACCAAGTACTGCCGTGAGATCTCGCCGCAGTTCGAGTTCGTGGCCGTGGAAATGGAAACGAAGCCGCTCGATATCGACTGCGGCAACGGGATCATCGTCCGCCTCACCGGCACGATGGACCGTGCGCGGGTGCGTCGCACGGCTGAAGGCGTCGGTATCGCTGACCTCAAGAGTGGGTCAGCGGCCGTGCAGAAAGGTGCGGCCGTCACGAAGGGCCACGGCCCGCAGATCGGCACGTACGAGATTCTCTACGAGCACTCGACGGGCGACGTGATCGGCGACGACGCCGAAATCATTGGACTCAAGACGAAGGGCACGCTCGAAATCGCCACCGGCACGATCAAGAACGCCAAGCGCGCCATGCTCGGCACCGAGTCGACGCCGGGCCTGATCGAGTTCGCGGCCGACATGTTCAAGACCGGCCGCTTCTATCCCAACCCGAAATCGCTGCTGTGCTCGGAGAAGTACTGCCCGCGCTATGCCACTTGCCAGTTCCACGACTGAGCCACCGCCATGACCGCACAGGACCTTTTCATCCGCCTGACTGACCCGTCTGGCAAGCACAGCCCCATCGTGACGCAACACCGCGTGTGGGATCGGGACCGCTTCATTCGCAGCATGCAGCACCAATTCGGCGAGGGCGCGAAGAACGTCGAAGATCGCCGCACCGTGACCGTCGTGGATCGCGACGCCTACACCGCCACCCGCAAAGGAGCCTAACCATCATGGGCGCAACAACCACCCTGGAACAGATGCGCGCGCCCGCCGTGCGCGAACCCGCCCCCGTCGTCACGATGGGTTTTGCCACCTCGCAGTCGTTCGAACTGATGCAGCGTGCCGCCAACCTGCTCGCCTCGTCGACGCTGGTGCCGGTCGCGTACCGCAAGACCATCGAAAAGCTCGACCGTTTCGGGAATGTGAAGGAATCGCGCGACAACCCGAATGCACTCGCGAACGCCGTCGTCGCGCTCAACATGGCGCAGCGCATGGGCGCGGATCCGCTGATGGTCATGCAGAACCTCTACATCGTTGAAGGTCGCCCGTCCTGGTCGTCGCAATGGATCATCGCCGCGGTGAACGGCTGCGGCCGATTCTCGCCGCTGCGCTTCGATATCAAGTCGCTCGGCGCGAAGGAAGTCGCGTACACCGAGACGTACTGGGACAACGGCCAGAAGCAGAAGCGCACCACCAACGTCCCGATCACCGACAAAGTCTGCATCGCCTGGGCAATCGAGAAGGAAACCGGCGAGCGCATCGAATCGCCGCCGGTGTCGATCGAAATGGCCGTGAAGGAAGGCTGGTACACGAAAAACGGCAGCAAGTGGCAGACGATGGACGAAGTGATGTTGCGCTACCGCACCGCCAGCTTCTTCGGGAAGCTCTATGCCCCCGAGTTGCTGATGGGCCTGCAAACCGTCGAGGAAGCACAGGACATCATCGACCTGAATCCAGACGGCTCGTATGTCGTGCAGTCAACCACGATGAGCGAAATGCGCGCCAACGCGACCCCGGCGGCCACGCGCGCCGAACCGGCAGACGTGGCTGGCGAACAGGAAGCGCAGCAGGCGAGCGCGACCGACGACGGCCAGCAACCCGGCCTCGATATCGACGACAGCGAAGATGCTGACCGCGACGTCCCCACGTTCCAAGGCGTCAACCGCGAGCTGCTCGGCGCGAAGAGCGTCGAGGAACTCGACTTCGCCCGCAGCCTGATTGCGGAAATCCCCGACGAGGCGCAAAAGGCCACGCTGAACCAGGTCGCCACCCGCCGCATGCGCGAACTGACGCAGGCCGCTGAAGAGCCGAGCACCGCCGCGCCGGCTGGCCGCCGCACACGCGCGCCGTTGAACGCTGACTGAGACGAACAGCCATGGAGAAATTCCAATTCAGCGGCAAAGCCGTCATCCAGCACCTGAACACCCGCAAGGAAGGGCCGGATGACGAACAAGAGCTGGTGCTCGACCTCAAGCTGCGCGCCGTCACCGATTACCAGGTGATGTCCGCTTTCGACGAAGGTCTGCCGGCGTTCGCGTTCTTCTCGAACGGCGCCGTGCGAAACAAGGCGCTCGGCCCGATCACGTTCACGCATGAACTCAGCGACTACCGACTCGAAATGGTCGGCAGCGTGTTCACCGCCGTCCGCGTCAAGAAGTTCGCGATCGAGCCGAAGGACGGCTTCAAGGTGGCGCTCACCATGCTCGCCACCTTCAAGCCGAGCCCGGACGAGGTGGCACGCATCGCCGAGTTCCTGCAGGACGATATCGACGTGCTTCTGTCACCGCAGAACGGCGAACTCGGCTTCGGTGACTCGTTCAGCGCAGTCGACGCCGGATTTGACGAACTCTACCCGCAGGCGATCCGCCTGGTACGCGCCGAAGGCAAAGCGTCGATCAGCATGATCCAGCGCCATCTGCGCATCGGCTACAACCGCGCAGCCCGGCTGCTGGAAATGCTCGAACAAGGCTCGTTCGTCTCGGCTGCCAAGGCAGACGGCACCCGCGACATCCTCGGACACGAAGAGGCCCACGCATGAAGATCACCCACATCCACGCCACCAACTTCCTCGGCATCCGCACGGCCGACGTCGAGCTGCGCACGCCGGTCGCCCTCTTCTGCGGCCCGAACGGCGCCGGGAAGTCGAGCATTCAGGACGCCGTGCGCCTGGCGCTGGCCGGCGAAAGCGTGCGCGTCTCGCTGAAGAAGGAATACGGCCGCCTGGTGCATGACGGCGCCGAATCGGGCTCTATCGTAGTCGTGGCCGACGGCGGGCGCGCGAACAACGTCGCCCTGCCCGGCGGCAAGATCACTCAGACGATCCCGGCTGACCCGCGCACGCCGTTCGTGCTGGACGCGCAACGCTTCGCCAGTCTTGACGCCAAAGCGCGCCGCACGTTCCTGTTCGACCTGATGGGCGTGACGGTGGGCACCGACGACGTGCGAAAGCGCCTCGCCGCTCGCGGCATCACCGGCGACAAGGTCGAAGCGGTGCTGCCGCTGGTACGCGCCGGGTTCGACGCTGCGGCGAGCGAAGCGCAGTCGAAGGCAACGGCCGCCAAGGGCGCATGGCGCGCAGTCACCGGCGAGACGTATGGCAGCGTGAAGGCGAACACCTGGCGCGCAATAGCGCCGGAAGGTAGCGAGGATCCCGACGAACTCGCTGCCGCACTGGCCGAAGGTCGCGAGACGATCGACACATTCGAGCGCGAGGCGGCGGACCTGCAACGGCAACTCGGCGAGATCGCCGCGGCAGACCGTCAGCGCCAGCAGCGCGACGCGCGCGCCACGCAACTGCGCGAGGCCGCCGCCAAGCTGCCGAAGGCTGAGGAATCGATTGAGCGTGCCCGCGCCGAGCTGGCTGAGTTTCTGCCGAAGGTCGAAGCGCTGCGCGCCGCCGCCGGCGGCAAGGTCGATGGCATGCCTTGCACCTGCCCCGAGTGCGGCGCGCTGCTACGCTATCTCGCCGGGAAGCTGGCGGCCGACGCACCGGTCGAGCGCAACGAGGATGCAGCCTCGAGCCTGCCCGAGTACGAGAAGAGCCTGACGGTGCTGCAGAACGCCGTGAAGAGCCGCGAGGCGGAATTCGATCGGGCACGCGATGCGGCGGCGCAGTTGGATCTGATCGCAAAAGACGCGGCAGCGGATGCGGCCGGTGACGCCCCGGCACAAGCTGACGTCGAGCGCGCCCATGCCGAAGCCAAGGACAAGGCCGCGAAGGCGCGCGAGATCGTCGCCAGCATCGAAGCCTCGCAACGGGCCGTCACCGAGGCCGACGCGAAGACGAAGCGCGCGGCACAGCACCACGCAGACGTCACCGCGTGGGACGCGCTCGCGACCGCGCTGGGCCCGGACGGTATCCCCGCCGAACTGCTCGCCGAGGCCCTCGGGCCGATCAACGCCCGGGCCGAGGCCCAATCCGAGGCCGCTGGCTGGTCGTGCGTGTCCATCGATGCCGACATGTCGATCACGGCCGCCGGCCGCGATTACGCCCTGCTGTCCGAGTCCGAGAAGTGGCGCACCGACGCCCTGATCGCCGAGGCCATCGCCCACCTGTCCGGCGTGCGCGTGCTGATGCTCGACCGCGCCGATGTACTGGTCGGCGCCGAGCGCGACAACCTGCTGTATTGGCTCGATGACCTGGCGCACGCAGGCGACATCGACACCGCCCTGGTCTTCATGAGCATGAAGTCGGCGCCCGGCCAGATGCCGGAATCCATCACCACGTTCTGGATCGCCGACCACTGCGTCGGTGGATCGAAGGCGGCAGCATGAACGCCATCAAGACCGTGACGTTTGATGCGCGCCCCGAGCCAGGCACGACGGAATACGGCTCATGGATCAATAGCGCGCAGCAAGAGGCAAACTTTCGGTTCCGTGCGGAGGGTAGAGACAGGTTCAAGTGGCTATGCGCGTTTGAACAGGCGCTTCATGCCGCCGCCCCCACGCCAGCCGCACAGAGCGCAGGGCAAGAGGCGGCTATGAATCTCGCGTGCTATTTGGTCGATCACTGCGAGGGAGAAACCGTCACAGAGGAAGGCGTGCAGCGCTGGCTTGCGGCGATGCTCGCGTCCCCCCTCTACGCCGCGCCCGTGAATGGCGGCGAGCGCGATGTCGTTGAGGTCGCCGTGGCTCTTGAGCAGCAACGCACTCTCGCGATCATCAAGGCTGTACGAGATCAGCATTTCGGCACTTCTAATCCAGACCTACCCACGCAAGCCAGCGCGGCATTCGATCTCGCGTGCGAGGAAATCGAGCATCGGCTGCGCACCGAGCAATGGACGCTCGGCGGTGTGCCCGCGCCCTTACCCGACGTAGATGCGCCGCAGGTGGCGAAAGAACCGCAGCCGGTTCCCGCGAACGCGGTATGGACGCGTCATAGTTCCGGCGACTGCGAATGGTGGGACTACGGTAGCTGGAAGGCTCGCAAGCACGGCGCCGTGTGGGTGCTGACGTACGCCGGAAAGGAGATTGCTCGCCACGAGTATCTGCAAGCAGTGATGCGGCGAGCCAGTGAACCGACGCAAGCCGCCCTCTCGTCTCCCGCGAAGGTAACGGTAGACAACCCCGACGAACTGACGCCGCCGGAATTCTTGGCGTCGCACTTGATCGACGCGTGGGTCGCGGCGCACGGAAAGAAAATCCCGTGGGACAAAGCCATCAAGATTTCCGCCATCGTCACCAAGATGCCGGACGAGGAACGCGACCGCCTGTTGGCACTGGGAGCCGAATAATGGACAGCAACCATGACATCGTTCCGACGCTGCGCATGATGGACGGCGTTTATACCGGTCTTGCCGCTGATGAAATCGAGCGCCTGCGTGCGCGCGTTGCATTGCTGGAACGTCGTGCCGACACATCGCTCATCCCCGGCGCTGAACCGACGCACCGCTGCAACGTGTGCGGCGCGTACTGGCGGAAATGGGACATCGGCGGACAGACGAGTTGGAACCTGAATTCTCGCGGGTGCGGCGAGTGCTGCGACAACGTGGCGATGGGCGACCAGATTGAAGCGCTGGCGTCTCCCGCGAAGGTGGGCGGGGATGCGCGGGAGTTACCGGTGCTGCCGCATCCGACCGTATTCGCTGGCTTGACCGTGACGAATGAGCCAGTCTCGCACGCTTACTCCGCTCACCAGATGGTTGACTACGCCCGCGCCGCGCTGTCGGCGGATGGCGGGGAGATCGAAGCGCGCGCCAAGACTGTGCATCGCCGAATCGACTCGCTGTGCGACGCCGCCAACACGCCGGAGGCGGATTACTTCGACGCCAGCACGAACATGATGATCGCTACGCGCGAATTGCTCACAGCGATCGGTCATCCGCACGCGATGGATGTCGCCACCATTGCCGCTAAGCGAGCGAAGGGGGATGCGTGAAAGAGCGCCCCATCCTCTTCAGCGCGCCTATGGTGCGCGCAATCCTCGACGGCTCGAAGACGCAGACGCGGCGTGTGGTGAAGGGCTTCGCGCTGGAATTACTTCAGCCGGACAACTTTACGCCCGAGTACGTTGCGCTTCCCGAAAACGATTTGAGTCCGTTTGGCTTCGCAGGCGACCGCCTATGGGTGCGCGAGACGTGGCAGCACAGCAACTACCCGCTTGGGCCGTATGACGATGACTGTCTCGTCTTCTATCGCGCCGACTACCTCGATGACCCACACGGGCCAGATGGCGAGAAGTCGCCGGAAGGGAAGTATCGCGCCTGGCGCCCTTCCATCCATATGCCGCGCTCGGCAGCACGCACGTTGCTCGACGTGACCGGCGTGCGCATTGAACGCTTGAACGCCATCAGCGATGAGGACTGCATCGCCGAAGGTATCGGGCTTAATGGCTGCGCCGCCGGCGTCATGTTTTCGGCGCGGGACGACGACACGTTGCCGCGTGCGATGTATCGGGATCGCTGGGAAAGCCTCTACGGCGCCGGTTCGTGGAGCGATAACCGGTGGGTGTGGGCGGTCGAGTTCAAGCGCGTCGACGGCGCTAAGGGGGCGTGATGCCGCTAGATCGCCAAATCGTGCGTGACGTCGACGACGTATGCATCCTTCACCCGATATCGCTGAGTGCTGCGCCCATCGTCGAAATTCTCAAGGTGATCTGCAACGATTTTCCGGAGTGCGTCAATGTGTTTTGTCCTATCCGCCTTGTTCAACGACGAAAACTGTTCGAGAAACTGATCAGAAAAGTGAATCGAAAAAGTCCGCGATTGCTGTGTAAGGTCTTCGGGCTGCCCCTCGAGCGGCCAATCGAAGAAGAAGTTTCGATGTGCGTCCGGCGCACGGTGGAACTCGACCTTATCTGGGAACAAAGAACGGATCCCCTCAGCGAGGATGTTCATCGACTCAATCTTTCGTGGATCAATTGTCAT